TCAGTCGATCGCGCCCGCCGCAATCCGCACCGTCGCCTCGCCGCCGATCGCCACGGCATGTCCCTCCTCGTCCGTGACGACGAGCCGCACATCCGTCGCCGCCTGCTGAAAGATGATGTACTGCTTGGATACATATCCTTCGCTGCTGCCGTATGGGATGGTCACCCATGCGCCCTCGTCAGAGAGCACCTGTACCTCGTCGCCCGAAACCAGCATGCTCACCACCGGGCCGCCCGGCGCGCTGCGAACATTCAGCACGCCGCTCTTCGTTTCCACCCTGCCTGTATACAGCATATTTCACCTCTCCGATTCTTTTGCTTCTTATTCCTTCCGATCCATTTCTTTCCGGTCCGTGCGCTCAGCTGCTGCGCCGCCCGCCGGATATACACCCGCACGCCATCGTAGATCAGCCCCGCCGCCTTCACGCCGTTCAAAAAGACAGCGCTCAGCTGCGTCCCGTTGAAGAACACCGGAATCAGATCGTCCTGCGTGCCGCGGATGATCACCACGCCGCTGCCGCCTGCGCCGCCCATGCCGCCGAACACGTTGACCACGCCCGTGTCGTATGCATACGAGTTGCCGGATCCGCCGCCGCCTCCGCCGCCGCCGGTGTTCGCGTCCCCGTCCTCGCCGTCGCCGCCGCGCACGCCGGGGCTGCCGCCCTTGCCGCCGTCGCCGCCGCCTCCTGCGCCGCCCTTGCCCATGCCGTCGTCGCCGGTCTGTCCGCCTGCTCCGCCGCCGCCGTCGCCGCCGTAATAGGCCGCCGCGCTGTCGCCAAACGCCCGTACGCCCGCATCGCCGTCTGCGCCAATACCGCCGGTATCCTTGCCGCCGCTGCCCCCCGCGCCTGCCGTGCCCCCGGCTGCGCTCTGGCCGAATGCGCTCGTCGCCCTGCCGTTTTCCGCCGGCGCGCCCCCTGCGCCGATGGTCACCGCTTTCTCCTCGCCTGCCGCCATCGTGACGCCGCTCAGGTTTTTGACGGCTCCGCCACCGCCGCCGCTCGCGCCGGAGGAGCCGTAGTGATCCACGCTCAGCCCGCCGCCTCCGCCGCCGACCAGACAGACGTCGATCGTCTTTGCGTAATCGAACTTCAGCCTGCCGTCCGACTTCAGGCGGATGTACCAATATCGCTCGTCCGACGTCGCCTCGTGCTCGCCCGTGTATACATACGCCGGGATCTTCTTTGCCATCGCGTCCCCTCCGATCAGTCATAGGTGTCGATATACAGCACCGTACCCGAGAGCGTGAACGTCACGCCCGCCGGGCCGGTGTCGCCCTTGTCGCCCTTTTCTCCCTTTTCGCCGTCCCGCCCGCGCGGGATGCCGTAGGTCAGGTGCTTCACGCCGTCGTTTTCCTCAAGCGTCACCGTCGCCGCCTGCCCCGGCTCCAGCGTCTCGGCGCTCGCCGTCGCCTGCATCCATGCCTTGGTCACCGCGTCCGCTGCGCTCTGCGCCGTCTGCAGGGCCTGCTGTGCGGCGCTGCCGGCTTCCTGCGCCGCCGTATGGGCTTCGCTTGCCGCGGCGTTCGCGCCGGACTGCGCCTCGTTCGCGCCCGAAATCGCGAGGTTGATCTCCTGCACCAGCGCGTTCCACGCGTTCACCTGATCCGGCGTCACCGCGCTGCCCGGGGCCGGGCGGCCGATCGGGCGGAAGACCGCCTCGTACATCGTCTTCGCCCGGCTCTTCTCCGCCGTCTCGCCGTAGCTGACATAGACATACAAATGCACGTCCTCGCTTCTGGTCAGGTATACGTCCGGCACCTGCGCCGTCCACTCGCCCGTATATTCGTCATACGCCGCCAGACGCATCTCCGTCTGGCTGTCTCCCGCATAGCCATACTGCGCCTGCACCGTCACGACGTCGCCCTCGACAAAGTCGTCCATCTGCGCCAGCTCCTCCGGGGGCGGCAGTCCGTGCAGCCGCACGCGCTGGCCCGTGTCATACTGGTATGCGCCGGCCGCCGCCGCGCTCCTTCCCAGCGCGTCAAAGCTCGCTTCAATCATGCGCCTTCCTCCTTTCGTGCGTCAGTACCTGCGGTTTTTCACGCTCGGCGCCGCGCCGCTGACCGCATCCACCTGGCCGCTGCTCTTTCGGCTTCCGCCGCCCCCGCCGCCGGAGGTCGTCACCGTCGTGCTCTCGCCGTGCGTCTCACTGAAGCCCTTGGTGTTCGTCGTGCTCGATCCCTTCGTGCTGCTTTCGCCCGTCGTCTGCGAGCCCATGCTCGCGTTCACCGCGGAGAGATAGTCCGCGTTGTACTGCTTGCGCTGGCTCTCGCGCAGCTCCTGCACCTTCGCCGCCAGCGTCTTGGCGTAATCCGTCTGCAGCCTGCCCTGCGTCTTCGCCCTCTGTTCGCCCGCCTGCGTGATCTGCGCCTGAATCTGCCCGCGCTTGCGCTCGCTCTCGCCCGTCAGCCGCTCGACCGCCTCCGCCAGCAGCGTTCCCTGCTGGGCGAGCCTGTCCAGCGTATAGGAGCTTCTTCCCATGCCGCGCGCCAGCGCCGCCGTCTCCACGCCCGCCGCGCTTTGGCGATAGGCCTTCTCCTGCTGCTCAACGTCCCGCTTAAGCGCCGCCGCAAGGTCCTCGATCTCCTGCTCGCGCATGAGCTTCTTCGTGTCATAGTCCTGCTGCGCCGCCTCCATCTGCGCGCTGTGCTGCGGCTCAAGCAGGTTCCGGGCATACGCGTCGATCTCCTCGTCCGTCATATAGCCCCTCAGCCCTGCGAGAATCTGGTCGCGCAGCTTCTCATCGAGCACCTTTTGGGTCGTGCTCTGGCTCTGGCTCTTCGCCTGGCTCTGCGTCTTGCTCTGGCTCTCGCTCTTGGTCGTGCTGTGCGACGTCGTGTGCGATACCGTCGTGCGTCCCATCCCGTGTCACCTTCCTTCCGTATCCTCGCGCATCGCGCGGATTTCCGCCCTCAGCGCCGCAATCTCCTTCCTTCTGCGGTTGTTCGCCGCCCATGCCGCCGATGCAAAGTCCTTGAGAAACAGCATCAGCAGCCGCATATAGCCGCCCGCCGGCTCGCCCGCCCGGTATTCCGGCACCCTCGGCTGCTTGTAGCTCATGTTTTCACTCCTCGTCCAGCGTATAATCCACCTGAATGCCGCCCTCAATCCGAAAGCCCGCCGCCCGGCCGCCGCTTTGTATGATCAGCTTCACGCGCGTGCCGCTGCTTTGCAGCTTCACCCGGTAATCCCGCCTGCGCCTGCTGAGCATGATCACCCGGCGCTTCTCCCTGCGCTCGGTGACGATCGCCGCCTCCAGCGGCACGCCGTCCTCGTCCGCCTCCGCCGTGAAGCGCAGCACAAAATCCCGCTTCCTGTACGCCTTGCCCAGGTCCATCCACGGCGTCTCCCATCTGCTCTCAATCGGCTGGCCGAGATAGCTTCCGCTCTCCGGGTCGTTGTAGCGCAGCACGTCATAGGGGCTGTCCGCCTGCGTGTAATACACCCTGCCGCCCAGCGCGTAAAAGTCCTTCACGCGGATGCCCCTGCGCAGCATAAACGTCCCGCGCTCCGCGTCGAATTCGATCACCGCGTTGTTTTCCAGAATCGTGTCGCTCTCGCTCTCCCTGATGCACAGCGCCAGATAGTACACATGCCCGCACATGCAGGCCGTCGCCTTTCCTTCGCTCCCCGCCATGCGCATGCGCATCGTCTCGTGCAGCGCGTCGCGCGAGAGCAGCTGCATCGAGCTGCCGTCATACAGGCCCAGCCCGCTCTCCGCCAGGTAATACATCCTCGCCCGGTCCACGCAGACCGTCCTTGCCTGCATCGGGCCGTCCGTACCGTATGCCTCCGTGATCGTGAAGGAGGACGGATCGCTGCCGCGGATCTCAAAGACCGTATGCGGCTTCACCGCCAGCAGATATCCGCCGAACGGATTCAGGCTGATGAACGCGTCTCCGTCCCATGTCGGCTGCTTGATCACGCCGCCGCCCAGCTCCGGCGTCTCCATGACGCCCGTCCAGTCGAACGGGTCATAGGGCCGCGAATAGAAGATATCGTCCGGATAGCCTTTCGCGCCCGTGCCCCAGATCCGCTCCGCATGGCGCGAGAGCACTGCGAACTTCACATCCGCATAGTCATCGCCGATTGACAGCGTCTTTTTCTCCACCCGCAGGTCGCTGCCGTATACGGCGATCATCCCGTCCTCCGCGTTGCTCATGATCAGGATATCCACCGTCGCCCCATCCTCGACGGTCTCATATGTCACGCAGCTCCATCTGTCGCTCAAAAAGCCTTCCGCCCGCTTCACCCAGCCGTCTGTGCCCTGCGTAAAGGTATAGACCGCGCCGCCCGCGCCCGCAACAAACACCTCCGGATCGTCCGGCCTCGTGCGCCGGTAAAACCGCTCCAGCGTCTCAATCGGCCTGCCCAGCGAGGGAAACGCGCGGCTGGTGCCGTAGCTTGAGGCCAGCAGCCCGCGCTCCGTGCGGATGTTCTGCGCGCGGTATGCGTATTCGATGTCCGCGTTCGTGCCGCCCGCCGCCTGATAGACGCCCTTCGGCGCAGGAATCCTGAACGATCCCTCATACTGCCTTTCCTCTGCCGCCAAATCTTTCACTTCCTTTCTGCCTTCCGTCCCCTCCCTGTGTCCTTGTCAGCGGTTTATCCTGCGCATATTAAAACGCTTCTTTGCGCCTCCCTCGTTGAGGGAGGGGGACCAGCCTGCGGCTGGTGGAAGGAGTGATTCTTTATTTCCTGTACGCCGCCTCCGTCGCGCTGTACAGGTTCTTCATCCGCGTCACGCTGCCCGCCCCCTGCGGCCGCAGCGCGCGCATCTGCTGATAAAAGCTCTGATAGAAAAACTCCGCCCGGCTCTGCTTGGCCAGGCTTCCGCTGGACAGATGCCGGTAGCAGATGTAATCCGCCAGCGCAGGATGCGCATACTCCGGCAGTCTCGGCTCGTCCGTGCCGCCCGAAAGCGGCGGATACTCCACCTCGCACAGCAGCGTGATCTGTCCGTCCCTCACGCCCGTCTTCACGCTGCCGCCGTCCGCCGCAACGTCGAACCACACCGTATTGCCGCGCTCGTCCTCCACCTGAACCACCCGGCCCAGGGGCAGGGCGCAGATGTCCGCGCGCCCGTCCCTGTCCGTCGCCAATGTGAACGACTCGCGCGGCCTGAGAAACAGCCGCAGCGCGATCATGTAGCCCATGTTCGCATAGCTGGCAAACAGCTCGTCATATTCGCTGATGTCCTCCGGCGTCTCGTCCAGCTGCTTCAGCGCCAGCTTCATCAGCCCCGCTAGCGTCATTGTCTTCGCTTCTCCTTTCTTAATTTCCGTCTGCGGGCGGAGACCTCATCCGCCCGCAGGCGGCTTCCTCACGCGTTTCCCGTATGAAGCAGGATCTCGTAAACCGGCTCCGGCATCTGGCAGGTCTTGCCGCGCAGGAAGTAAAAATCCGCGCCGTTCAGGCCTACATACTGCACGTCGTCCTTGCTCCCCGGGATCAGCGGCAGCGCTACGCTGATCATCTCTGCGCCCGCGCAGCCCGCTCTTTCCATCAGCTGCGCCATGTTCTTCTCCGTCGCCTCGCATTTGCCAAGCAGCGCGCTCGAGGTGCGCTCCACAGTCTTTGTCGTGTTCGTCCTGATCGCCATGTTCATGCTCCTTTCTCTTGGGCTGCCGCCCAAACCTGCCTGAGGGATATCATCCCTCAGACTCCCTTCTTTGTACGCCTCTGCTTTCTTCCTCAGCCCCGGGTTCCAAGGGCCGCAGCCCTTGGTCGTTTGTAGGGGGGAAGGAGAGTCCAGAGGGGCTTGGGGGGAGAATCGAAACTCCCCCCAGTCCCTCTGGGCCCAGCGCAGCGCGTCCCCTTACACCGTAAATCCGCACTCAATGCGCACCGCGTACTCCGGCTGCAGCAGCTTCACGCCGAAGCCGTCCATCTTCCAGCCCACGGTGGAAATCTGCTCCAGCGGATCGGCCGTGCCCGCGCTGCCCGCCGGCTTGACGATCACGCGCGGCTTGGCGCCCTTGAAGCTCGTATAGCCGTCGGCGTACTGGCCCAGCACGATGACGCTCGCCACGTCGCAGCCGCTTGCGCCCGCGCCCTCAAAGATTTTCGCCTCGGTCGTCTGCACGATGCGGCAGCCGAACAGGCGGCCGATCTCGCCGGCGTATACCGCCTCCTTGTCCTGATAGCGCGAGACCGCCACAAACGTCTCGTCGTCCTGCAGGTCATAGAACGTATCCGGCCCCATGATCGCAATGTAGTAGCCGCCGAAGGTCTGCGCGTGCGCCTTCTTCAGCTTGCGCACGGCCTGACGCAGCTCGCGGCTGGTGATCTTGTCGCTGCTGGTCAGCTCGCTGCGCTTGGTCTTGCCGCCGGCATAGATCACGTTCGTGCAGGTCGCCAGCTCCTCGCGCACGACCGCGTCGATGCTGCGCGCGCCCGCGTCGCCAAAGAGCTTCGTCTTGCGCAGGATGTTCATGTCCAGATGCGAAAGATCCAGCTTGTCCGTGCAGCGGGCATACTCGCCATACTGCTCCAGCCGCACCGTCACCTCCGTCTCCGTCAGCATCACGCTCTCGCCCGGGTCGCCCTCGGTCAGCGCGTCGGTCTTCGTCTCCAGCGGGATGATCTTGCGCATGCTCATCGTCAGGCCGCTGTTTTCCGGCATCCTGTGCTCGTCGCCGAACTGCAGATGCACCAGCTCCGGCTCAAACGTACGCAGGAGCTCCCGGTTGTAATAGGTCTGCATGCCCGGCGTCAGGCCGGTGCTGCCCGTCATGTTGGTGTTTTCGCTCGTGTATGCCATTCTTCATTTCCCCTTTCTTGGGACTGCCGTCCCAAACCCTGCCTGAGAGACTTTGTCCCTCAGACTCCCATCATCGCTTCGCGCGCGTTTCAGGCTGCTTTGTTGCATGAAACCTCACCCGCCCTTCGGGCACCCTCCCCAAAGGGGAGGGCTGTCACGCACACCCAAAAGCCTTCCCCTTTGGGGAAGGTGGCGCGGCGTCAGCCGTGACGGATGAGGTCCCACGCTCCGCAGGCGCACTTCACATCCTCACCTTCCGGCCCATCATCGCCGCCTCGCGCGCCTGTCGCGAGAACGCCTCAAACTGCGCGTCCGTCATCTGCTCGATGCCGCTGCCCTGCATCGTGCTGCCCGCGCCGCTCACGCGGCTCACCGGCACGGCGCGCCTGCGCATCGGGCTGCGCATCGCCTGCAGCTGCGCGCGCAGATACGCGCATGCCGCGCGCACCACGTCGTGGCCCTTTGCCACCGCCTCGCGCACGCCCATGTCCTGAGAAAGCGCCATCAGCTCCTCCTGCGTCCAGCCGTCCTCAAACAGCTCCGCAATGCCCTCGCGGATCGCCGCCTCCAGGTCGACCGCCTCCTGCGCGGCCTGCATGCCCGCGTCCTCCATCAGCTCGCCGCTGATCTCCTGCGCCGTCGCCGGCGCGTTCATCGGGTTCATCATCTCGTCCATGTTCCTTTCCTCCTTTTTGTTTTTCTTTTATCGTGAAACCCTTTGTGCATCCGGGGCTCTGCCCCGAACCCTGCCAAAGGGCTTTCCGATCGATCCGGGAAATGCAATAGTCGCCTTTGGCTCCTTTGCAAATCCGACACTTCGCTGCGTATATCCGCCCACTGGGCGAATGCAGCTTCGGTCCCTTTGGAAACCTTCGGCCTCCAATGCTATATGTCAAAAACCTTCCCCTTTGGGGAAGGTGGCACGGCGTTTGCCGTGACGGATGGGGTCCCCGCCCAAACATCCGGTTCAGACGATACCGCCCCTCTGGTTATACACCTTCGTTGAGGCCTCCCTCATTGAGGGAGGGGGACCGCCCTGTGGGCGGTGGAAGGAGTGTCCCCTCCATCGCCGCCAGCACGCTCTCCTTGATTCTCTGCCCCTCCATCAGCCGGATGACCTCCTTGGCCGGCAGGGGCGTGCCCGCCTCGGCGCAGATCTTCGCCGCCTGCAGCAGGAACTCGTTGTCCCGCGCGATCTGGTCCGGGTTGTGCCGCTGAATCTGCACGCGCACCGTATACGCGGGCTTGGGGATATCGCTTCCGCCGTCCTCCTGCGCCCGGCCCGGCGCGACCATCCTGTCGCTCTTCGCGCCGTTTTCGCCGACAATCCGCAGCGTGCGCCCCGGCTCCATGTACTCGTGCAGCACCCAGAGAATCTGCATCACCATCCTGGCAAACGCCGATTTGAACCGCTCCGTGTGCCATCTGGCAATCTTGCTGCCCGCCTGCTGCAGGGCGTTGATCGCCGTGCCCGCCGTCACGTTCAGGCCGCCCTCGCCCCGGGCGAACTGGTTCTGGCCGCAGTCCTGCTTCATCGCGTCCGCCATGTACTGCATCATCTGATACACCTGACTGTTGAGCGGCTGGGTCTGCACGGTCTGCAGCACCTCGCGAATGTCGCTGCCGTCCCATTCGATCACGGTCCTGCGCATATCCGCGACGTCGTCCGCGTTCACGCCGCTGCCCCGGCGGATGAAATGCCGCTGCACGCTCGATTCGCGCGCATTGTCGTCGATGTACTTGCAGTAGCGGTCGATCGCGTTCTGCGTCTCCCGGTAGTCGTGGATCAGGCCCGTGCCGAACGGCCTGCGCCATACGTCCCGATAGCGGAAGAGCACAAACGGATATTCCCCGTGCGCGTATACGCCGCCCTCGTATTCCCCGCCGCTGAGGCCATAGCCCGTCTCCGTGCTGCACAGCAGCGCCCCGCCCGCCATCTGCGCCATGTGCACAACCGTGCGCCGCGCCTGCGCGTCGTAGCGCTTGTACCAGAATTCGATCAGCGTCACCCGCGCGTCGCCGCCGGGCGCCTCGCGCGTCTCGGGGCTGTCCATGTATGCGTACGTGTCGCCCGTGATAAAGCCCCGCACATGCGGATACCGCTCCTCGATATAGCCCACGGTCGTGTGCGTCGTCTTGAAGCAGGCGCGTCCGTCCTGAATGTCCTCATAGAGCGGGTCGGGATAGAAGTCCTCCGGATGCCACGAAAGCACCGCCGCCATACCCGCGCCGTCCTCCGCGTCCCCGTCCCAGAAGACCTGCGCCACGCCCGTGCCCGTCACGACCGCATCCTCGATCAGGCGCTGATATTTCTCGCCCCACTGCGTCTGATGCAGCACAAACCCCAGCACGTCGGTCATGTCCTGCGCGCTCTGCATCGTCTCCTCCCGCTCGGGGATGAGCTGCGCCTCCGGCATGTTGTCGATCTGGTCCGCGACCACGTTGTCCACGCAGCTGTTCAGCGTGCTCATCGCCGGGCTCGTGCCGCTCCGCTCGCTCTGGCGCAGCGCGCGCATCATCCTTGCGTCCTGCATTTCCGCGTGCTCCTGCGCCAGCTGCCCGCGGAAATGTTCAAAGAGCGCATAGCCCCTGCCCAGCAGCGCCTGCTCTGTCAGGCTCAGCGGCTGCGCCGCGCCCTTCTCCTCGCTCATCCGGCTGTCGCCGATGATCGGCTCTCTCCTGTGCCTTCTCTTCGTCTCCATGCTGTTCTCCTTTCCTGTGCGAATATCGCTGTTCATCCGGGGCGCTGCCCCGATCCCCGCCAAAGGGCTTTCCGATCGCCCTTTGGAAACCTTCGGCCTCCAAGCTTTATATTGAATGCAACCCTCTCTTCTGCAACCCCGGGTTCCAAGGGCCAAAGCCCTTGGTCGTTTCAAGGGGGTAGGGGTGTCCAGAGGGGTGTAGGGGGAAAATCGAAATCCCCCCTCATCCCTCTGGGCCCAGCGCAGCGCGTCTGCGCCGCAGGCAAATCCTTAGCTCTCGCCTCCTACGACAGCATCCCCCCTGCATTCATACCCTCACCCCGCCAGCGGATCAAACCCCCCTCTTCTTTCTTGCGCTTGCCTGCGGCCTCGGCGCAATCGGCCGGCTCATCAGGAAATACCGCGTCTCGTCATAGATGTGGTCCTCCCCCGCCGTGTCGATGTCCTCCGGCTTCTTCCCGTCGTAAACCAGCGAGGGAATCGTGCGGATAAAGTCCCGGCAGTTTTCAAACACGTAGAGCATCGGCCGCCCGTCCTCCCCAAACTTCAGCCGCTCGTGCAGCTGCATCTTCCCCGGCAGGCGCGTGTTGTCCCCCTTGTGAAGATCACGCCGGAGAAT